TCTCAAAGAGATCGTTGCCGCACAGCCCCCCTGTGTTAAGCAGAATTAGCAGATTGATTACAACTTACACTATGTTAGTATGTTAGTCAAAAAGCAAAACTAATATATAAAGAAGAAAAAAATGGAAAGATAAGTAAGAAAAAAGCTTTTAGTGGCCTTTCGCTGATGTGCAACTTGTTTAAGATGTTAGGGAAGGCCACATAATGCCAGCTTTTAGATGATGTTAACATTGGTTGCATTTCCTCTCACCTTGTAAGCATTCTGGGTTGGGCATCTTTTACCAACAAATGACTGGTGCAAAAGATGTTCAGTAGACACTACTTCTAAGCTTTCTAGATCAAAGCCAGATTTCTGGATTCTGTACAGTTGCACGATTGTGGATGCACATGGGTTCTGTACACTGGTATCAATTTTGAAGTTCAGTATGTTTTTTGAGTGTCCTGAACCTAGGATTGCATCTTCTGGGCTTGCAACAGGAATAACCCCAAAGCATGCACCCATTTCACTCATTCGACCAGGAGTCAGAACTGCAGGATGCATGTATAGTCTGTTGCCCAAAAAGTCATCATCTGCAAACAGGTTAATCAATCCCTTGCCCCACCTTAGTGGTGTGGAAGTCAGTGCTTTGATCATTTTTTTGCCTCCTCTAGCACTCTGGCCCATCTCAAAGAGGAATTGAGACAAAGTGAAAAATGTCTCTGGCTTAACACCAGCGCTCCAAGCCCAATAATAGGCTGAGAAAGGAGTGTCTATTTGTGCTCCTTGTGCACGCAGGGCATTGGACTTTTTGGATAGTTCCACTGCTTGAGCCAGATGCTTTGTCATAGTCTGGACGAGCTCATTGCCTTTCCCATCCTCTAGTGCATCCTTGTTATCTTCAACCCATTTTTTTAGATCCAGAAGGGCCTGCCTTATATCTTCAAGCTTCTTTGACCCATCTAGCTCAGCAACCTTCACCATGGCAGTAGCTGCTAGAGGAATGCCTGATTTACCACACTTGTTTATATCCCCCCAAGGAGGGTTAAACACAACTTGGAACTTTCCTCCTGCCAACTCACGGCCCCAAGAGACATGCTCTCTGCTGATAGGACCTTTTTTCCCAGCATTTTCTCCGTCTCCGTTCAGCAGGACATTCCTGCGCCTGATCATGTCAGACAGCATTTCTTTGACATCAACAGCAATTTCTCCAGGCACTTTGTACTCTGCAACAACTGGATGTGTGAGAGACCTTGTGAATTGGTTAATTTCATAACCAACGTCCTTTCTCCACTTTTGGGCCGCCTGCTGGTATGAAACTAGTTGCTCTGGTTCAGGGATACCCTTTTTGAGATCCATGTACTTTGCGTCCCAGAGTTTGATGAAGTCTTTGTTCTTATCAAACCAGCTTAAGCTCTTCTGCACTACACCTGTACTGCAGGTCCAAGCACACTCATAGATTGGAGCACAGAAACGTGTTGCCTCCACCAGAGCATTAGAAAAGATTGAGTCTTTTTCTTTATCATCTGTGGCAAGGGCCATTTTCATTTCTGCTAGAGCTAGGTCAGGTACTCTATCACACAGGGATGCAGAGTTTGTGAGGTTTGACCTTAATTGGAGCTTTTCACTAAAAGGTTTAAACCACTCATCAAACTCTTTTTTATTGTTTGCCTTGATCTGATTCTCCATCTTGCTTCTTCAAAGTACAATCGGGCGACTGCGGCACGTTTGTCTTTGAGA